GAGAGCAGCATCACCAAGAAAGCGAAACATAGGTAATAGAACAAAGAATATAGCTCGCTCTGCAACGAGTGCCTTTGTGATAGTGTGGTCAGGGTGTGTAATCCAAGCATCTCTTAACCTCAAGGCTTCGAGTTCAGCTTGGGGATCAGCCCCGTGGGCGTCAACAATGAAGCCCAAAGCGAGATCATGTTTGATCTCATCTTTAACGTTCGACTCAAGAAGTGTCCTCGCTGCTGACGGCACTGTCCTCTCCAGTCCCTGAGAAATAAATTCTCCAACTGGTAGCTCCATATGACGTATTGCGAGAGCACGTTTGATGGTTTCTTCAGCACCTTCTTTGATCTCCCCTTTCGTAGGTTGGACTGGTGTCCATGTTCTTTTTCTTTCTAGTAGTTGTGTGTAAGGATGTTTTCTCATTGTTCGCAGTCACATTTTATTTTGTTATCATTCTCTACAATGCTTGCTAAGAAATCTTGTACATCCTGATCGCCTAGTGCTGCGTAAGCATCAGACTTATCTTGAACGTCTCCCATTACTTGTAAGCTGTAGTACAAAGAGGTCTGTGGACTTCCAAGCCACTCCTCTATAAATGCTTCATTATA